AATAGATTCTAATGAAGGTTGGTCTTTAAATACAACGGCGACCTTGTCCGTCAAGTAGGCCGCCTTTGTGTCAAGTAGATCACTTAATGATTGGATCATTATCGGCACGTCCTTCAGCTTCTGCAATCTGTGCCAAGAGCTTAGCTCTAAGTTCTAGGTACGTACCACCACCTGGAAACTCATCACGGCCAATCGGGTGGTAGAACTGTTCCTCTGTCCAGTCAAATAGGTCATTTTTGGCATTCGGTGGGAAGATGTTACGCTTACCTTTCTTAGACTGACGTACATAGAAGTCATCAGGCTTATTAAAGTTAACTAAGCCACGTAGGAATGGATAGCGCTTAACTACTTCTAGCCATAAGTTTAGAGCTACGATATTATCGGCAGTAGTTTGGATCTGCTCATCAGCTCTCATTTGACAATAGCCGATAAGATCTTTGATGTTACAGCGGACCTGATAAAAGTGTTCGAAATTGCGAGGCATAATAGTCCTAGCATCAAGACCATGAACCAAACCAGAATCCAACATGTCAACATAAAGGCCACGAGCCAAAGTAACAATCTCTTTATAACGTTCAAAAAATTCTGCATTTGCGATAATTCCTGGTTTAACCATTACTCGGTCATCTCTCATATCACGATCACCATGAACCTGAGCAGCAAAACTGAATAAACGGTGTCTAATTAAGTGAGTAGTGTCAATCATGTCAAGGCCATTTACATACCAGACAATGTTAATTGTTTCCATTGCTGTTGGCAATAATTCAAACCTAAACAACTCTTTAACCATGGTGTCTACATCATCTTCGGCAAAGTCCATGGTTGGCTTATCATTCCATGTGTTAAGTAAGAACACTGCTAATGTTTTACGGAACTCTTCAATTGATGGAGCACTATAGATCTTAACGTCAATATTGCTTAATTGTTCTTTAAATTCAATAGGACTAGGCTTCTTACCGAATTTACGGATTGTATAGTCTTTTTGTAGATTATCTATCTTGTCTTTTTTAGGCATTTTGCTCTTTCTTTAAGTGGTTTTCAATAAGTACTGCGTATCCTGCGATGTCATGCCATGAATCTATGTGGCTAGGTGATGTAGAGATACGAGATAGCTTCATAACAATCTTACTAATTGCCATAAAGAACCATGGATCCATCTCTTTACCATGCTCAGCATAATATCGGCCTGCTATATTTGACATGATTTCAGATTCTAGTGTGATTCCTTTACCAAAATCACCGTAAACCTGTCCTCTTTTTAAAAGTGTATCATTAACGTTTGACATAAGTTTCCAATTTTTGAGTTAGTAGTTCTAATCTAATAATGCTATTCTTTTTAACATCATCAAAGTAGCCGTGGTTTCCCATTTTAATTTCATTATTTGCCTTAATAAGACATTGCCATGCGTCTGCATAATGAACAATTAATGACTCAACACTTTTATCGTGGTACATAGTTACATAGTCTTTAACTGAATCAGGAAATCCATCAGCTGCTGATGCCTCTGCTTCTTTTAAAGCTTCTGCTACTTTAGGGAACATCTTTTTAATGTGATGATTAATGTCATCTACATAGATTTCAGGTAGATCATGTGCCAATGCAATTTGAATAGCCAATCCTTTGTCAAAATTGTACTTTTCAGATAAAAGCATAACACCAAGAGCTACGAAAAATGAATGTTCGGCTACTGACTCTTGTTTAATAGAAGGAACCATGCTATACCGCATACAATGCTGTAATGCGTAGGCTTCATCATAAAACTGGAAAGGATCTTTAAGTTTACTCATGTCCATGTTCGTCATCACTCCAATTTGTTATAGAGAACATGCCACGTTCTTGAATATCTTCTAATGCTAATTTAAGATCTGCATAGTTCTTAGCAACGGCCCCTGAAGCGGCTAGCATAATATTAAACTTTTGACCTGGTTGTGCTGTTGTCCATACATACAAAATAGGAATCTGTTTTGCATGGCAATAGCCAGCTTCAAACATTGTGCCTGTATCTTTGTCATCAGTAATACAGACTAATAAATCAGTCTTTGACAAAGCATTCATATTAATGTCTAAAACTTCTTTTGGTGTGGTTACACCAGGTGTAAACATACATTCATCTTTAGGACTAAAGTAATCAATGGCTAGATCATCTAATAGATCTTTAATGTTCTCTACTCTACGAGTTTGTACTTCGTTAAAGAACGGACCTGCTAAGTACACAAATGGGTTTTGTGTTATTCTTGTTTCTATATGCATGTTTTCTCCTGTATGAGTTTAGAATCTTACTACGAATTATGATGCTGATGTTTCATGTTGTGACATATTTGCGTATTCTTTAATAGCATTAAGTAGGTTCTGCTGTGTGTTATCCTTACGTTCAATGGCTTTAACAATGGCTTCATCAACGGTCTTGCTTGCTATAATCTGATGAACCACAATGTTATTCCTTTGACCTTGGCGCCATAGTCTACGTACAAACTGTTCATAGATCTCTAATGACCACGTAAGGCTGTACCATATAACTGCATGCCCTGCACCTTGTAAGTTTAGTCCGTGGCCTGCACTTTGTGGGTGAGCCAATAGAACAGGTACTTCACCAGCATTCCATTTGTTAATAATAGCATTCATTTCATCACCTGTGACCCCTGAGCCAATTACTGGAGCATCTGGAAATGCTTCTTTAAGGGCTACTAGGTCATGCTTATAATGATAGCCAATAAGAACAGGCTTACCATACATTTCTTCGACCAGATCTTTAACGGCATCTAGTTTTTCATGGTGCAAAATCTTAATTTCTTTTTCTACACCGTCCAAATAGACAGCACCATTGGCAACCTGCTGGCATTTACCAACGGCAACCGCTGCATTCAGTGCTGAGACCGATCCTTCGCCTATAGCAGTCATTAACTGGTCTTCTAGTTCTTTGTAAACCTTTCGGGCGCCCGGTGGTAGTTCTATATAGACCTTATTTGTAATAAGCTCAGGCATTTCTAAATAGTCTGTTGCCGACATTCTAAGGACCTTATTAGCCAATGCTTCATAGATCTGCTGCTCTGCGCCTGGCAATAGCTTATACTCATAGCCACCATAGCCAGTCTGATAGAAATACTTAGTTCTAAAATGGCTAATATACTTACCGAACGTGGCCCCTCGATCAATCACCAGTTGTGGGCCGAAGATGTCTAATAGGCTATTAGGGGCAGGCGATCCAGTTAAACCGAACCTTCTTTTAAATTTGTCGAGCAAAGGACTTAGAGCTTTGAACCTTTGTGTTCTAGTGTTTCTAAGATAACTAATCTCATCTACGACAAGTAAGTCATAGTCAAATACCCCACGGCGAGCAATGATATTGCTAAACCAAGCAAGGCCGTCAAAATTAAGAATGTGTATATCAGTGTTTTCATTAATTAGCTGATCCTTCTTTGAGCCATGTAAAACAGTATAAGTTAGTTCTTGAAAGTTTTCCCATTTTTCTATTTCAGGGCCCCAAACTGCATGAGCAGGCCTAAGTGGTGCAAGGATTAGCACTTTACGGATTTGTTTTGCAGCTTTAAGTGATTTAATTGCTTGTAACGTTACACTTGTTTTGCCTAAACCAGGCTCTAACCATAATGAACCTGATCCGGACTCTAATAAGAACTTAACAGCGTTTAGCTGATATTGATGCGGCTTCCAAAACATTTGTGATTTCCTCTTTAGTTCGTAATACGTAGACAGTGTGACCATGATTTCTTAAAGTATTGTGTACTTTAATTTGCTTAGCAGATAGTACTCCGGTTAGTGTTTTTAGTTCTACCCAAATTACTTTTGTATCCTGCAGGATAACCAATCTATCTGGCCATCCTACCGAGAATCTAGGAATAATCTTTAACGATTCGATCCCTAGTCTCTTACATTCTTTACTGAAATATCGTTCTAGTTCTCTTTCTAGGATCTTTACCATTTACACGGACCGCCATTATTTTTTCTAAAGTGGCAGTAATTGCATAAATACCCTGGATTAGGGGCAAAGACATTGTCATTCTCTATAGCCATAAACTTAAAGCCAAGGTCAACCTTCATAGAACCTAGCTTATCTTTGGTTAGTAGATCGTACTTAACTGTCTTCTTCTTATCAATAAACTCAATAATAGGGAGAATTTTATCAATATGAGGTTTAATAGAAAAAATAACAGTAGCATATGCAATCAATTGATCGGTGTAATCGCGCTCTTTGCCGGTTTTGTGATCAAGTACAGTAGCAATATTGTCTTCTTCGTAGTACAAGTCGATGACACCACGAAATCTAGCTTTATCGGAGTCATATGGCACTTCATTCCAGTCTTTGTCGACTGCAAATTCCATCTCAGCATGAGCATTCTTATTACGCCATTCTAAGATTTTCGGTTCTAAGTACTCAGTGATCTCGGAATAGAGAGGTAGTCTACCTTTGACTAGCTCTTCTATTTCGGCATGGATCATCTTGCCACGTTCTGCGGCAGGACCAGTAGGTTGTGGTAGTTTATCTTTATAGGTAAACTTATATTTAGCAGCACATTGGTCATATGTCTTTAGTCTTGAAAAAGAAAATACAACAGGCTTAGGGTCTAGTGGACCGAACGTCTGAGCTTCTACTGGATCTGATAATGGATCGATCATTTTACCTCCGAGAAATTGTTACCGATTTTAACGTCGGATACGAATGGTACATCTAATTGGAAAGCATTGATCATACAATCCATTAGCAATTCACCTTCTTCTGATTCATAACCTTCTTTACAGCTAATAATGATTTCATCATGAAGTGATAAAAGTAATCTAGCATGCTTTGTACGTTTGGCAAAGTCAATCATAGCCTGTTTAGCTTGGTCAGCACCACTGCCTTGAATTAATGCATTCAATGACTTATAGCCAAAACTCATTGCTCTATTACCAATTACCTTAGGTGGTTCACCTTTTAGATAACGGCCACCTACAGTTTTAAATGGTGTTCTTGTCTTGTATCTACGCATTAAATCATCATTAATAGCGGCTAAACCTGTAGCTACTTCTGACTTATATAATGTAATTAGTTCTTTAGCTTCATCATAGCTGATGTTTAACATTTCACTGATTTTATTAGGGCCTGAACCATACAAAATACCGAATGATAGTGTTTTTGCATAGTCACGAATAACAGTTTTGCCTGCTTTTTTACTCATAAGGTCACATGCAAACTGGTGTAAATCAACACGTGGGTTCTTTTGGTATTGTTCTGCTAATTGGCCGCCTTCAAAGTGTGCAAATAATCGTAATTCCTGAGCTTGGAAGTCGCATGCTACCATCTTATGTCCTTCATCAGGTAGAATAAAGCTACGAATTTTAGGAATAGTTAGTTCTTTGATCTCAGGTGGCAATGGTGTTT